AAAAGCTAATACATATCCAATCTTGTAATCAGGAACTTTTTCAATTAATTGTAATAACTGTTCTTTTTCACTCATATTAATACCTCCATATACTATTGTCTCATTTTCAGACTTTCTCTATATTGTTCTGCATCTGGGATATCACATTCTTAATCCCCAGTTACTAGCAGACAATCTATTATATTGATATTGTGTTAATCTTATCGGAAGAGAGTTATATGCTTGGATTATTTGCTGATAATTAAAGCATGGACACAAACAATAAACAGAAGCATATGAGTCAATCCTCTTTTTTAGTTCCATTTGATTCAAAATATAATTATTTCCTACTCTTCGGTAGAATGACCACCAAGGATTATTAGCTGCACTTACTTGCAATCTGTGACAACCAAAAGGATTTTCGGTCATATAACTAGCACCATAACAAAAATGTGGGTCACCACTACGGCATTTATCACCATAACAATAATTCAACTTACCTATTATCTTTCTGTCAATGACTTTCCCGTTTATTATAGTAAAACTGGATTTCCATGTGCTAACCAATTCATATAAGCTTATAAAAGCGAGATATTCTTGTGGAGCACTCGAGTATATAGCCTGATGAAGAATGATTCCATTATCCGTTTGAGTATGATATTGCGGAGCCTGCTTGGCAAGAGTGACAGCTTTCATGTAATTTTCCGAAGAGGATTTTCCAAAGCAGATTGATATATACCAATCTGGGAAAACTATGTGAGCATCTTTTGTTTGCGGTGCATCCAAATTATTTGATATTGATGAAGAGCAGTCTGTTTTATCAGAATATGAAGGCGAATATTCTGTAGGCTCATTAATGGGTTGCTGTGATATTGTTGAATAATTCAAGTTGGCAACAAAATTTTTAATATCTTTTTGGACAGAAGGTGTATTATATATCTTTAAAAGGTTGTTATCAGAAGAAGAAAAAACTATAAAAGAATTATCAATAAATTCTATAACGATGTATTTTAAAGAGAGAAATACATTATTTATTTCATGAGTAGAATAAATATATTTGTTTCCACCAAAGAAATCTATAAACAATTTATCTTCAAACATTCCAACATTACAAGTTATTTGGCGTTCATACTGAAGACCATTTATGTATGAGAGCGTAATATAAAATTTATTGTTAGTTAAAAATTTTGCAGCCTTTTTTAAAGATTTTAGCTCTTTCTTATCTATAAGCATATAAAGCATTCTCCCCCCCTTTTTAATGTTTAATTTATGTTGTGTGCATATATTTCAATCATATCAACATCTTTGCACTGTCTGTCATAATCTCCATTTTCAATGTGTGTTAATTCATGATGATATGATTTAAGATGTTGTTCTCGGTTTAGCCGAGAATTAAGCACGATTGTAAAAGAATCATCATTATTATTAACAGTGTATGCCTTTATTGTAGGAGGCATATCTGCGTAAATAACATTAGTAGTAATATTAATCATCCCCTTTATTTGACATTCTATCTATCATCTGCTTAACAAAGTCGATATCTTCTTTCTTAACCTTGCGAGAAGCGTCAAAGAGAACTTTGTATTCAGGATTCTCATACATAAACTGAGCCATATCTCTGGCATCATCATCAAGGTAATACCTATCGGGAATAACCTCAGTAGTAGGTTTTTTACCTAGTAAATAGTTCATATCAACATTAAATGTATCAGCAATTAGTTCCAAAGTTTCAAAATTTGGTTCTCTTTCGCCATTTTCATACATTCCAATAGCGCTTCTGGATACACCAAGTTTATCAGCCATTTGCTGTTGAGTAAGTCCACTTTGTTCTCTTATTTTTCTGAATATGTTAGGAAAATCACCCATATAATTCAACTCCTTATGTTACTTTAAATATATAATAACACGAATTGTGGAAAAATCAAGAAAAAATTCCACAAAATGTGTTGACACGATATGTGACAAGTGATATATTACAGTTGAGCCACAAAGTGTGGCATGAAAGGAGTGATAATTTGCAACCCAAGGAAATAGGCAACAGGTTAACAGTGTTAAGAGGAAATAAGCCACAGAGTGAAGTTGCGAAAGCAATAGGCATAAGTGATTCGGCTCTGTCTATGTATGAATGTGGCGAAAGAATCCCAAGAGATTCTATAAAGATTAAACTGGCACAGTATTATGGAAAGTCGGTTCAGTCTATTTTTTTTGATTAATAATGACACGATATGTGACATTATCTATTCGAGGAGGTGAGAGGGTGAATTATACAGCAGTAGCGATAACAGCAATTATCTGCATAACAATATTGGTGTTATGCCATGAACCTAAGAGGAAATAGATTAAGGAAAGGAGCAAGCTTGTGAAGATAGCAACAATAAAGAGAGAGCCAGAGGATATGGTGTATACAGTGGAGGAAGTGGCAACAATCATGCGAGCTTCTAAACAGTATGTTTATACACTTATCAACGCAAATCAGATAAGGGTGCTTAAAATCCCTCATACAAGAATAAGAAAGTCAGAGCTTGAAAGATTCTTCAGAGATAACGAGGGAAAGGATTTAACGAATCCGAATGAACCAAAGGATATTGTAATTTAGGAAAGGAGGATAATATGCGGCGTGTAGGTTTAATAATATCTTACAACAAGAGAATTAATGAGAATCTTAGGAATGGTAACACGGAGCTGGCTGCCAGATGGTATACAAGGCTGAGATTGTTGGAGATATTCAGTTTTGTGCCGGAAGGAGCATACAGACTTCCAACTATATAAAAAGAGCTGCAGTGAGGCAACACCGCAACTCAGATAATAACTCAATGATAGTGTAGACCATTTTGGAGTAAAAAGCAATGTGGAATTATGAATGTAGTTACTGTGGTGCTCTTTTAGATCCTGGAGAAAAATGTGATTGCCAGGATAAGGAGGAAGAAAGACGCAGACAGTATATGGGTAATTTTAAGGAGTCCCGAAACGGGCAAATGGCATTTAATTTTGGAGGAAATAATGAGAACAACAAAGATTCAGATTCGAGACATACTGGGTATCAGGGAATTTAACATGAATGGTGAAAGCATAGAGCTTTCAGGCTCAAATGGTGTAGGTAAATCATCAGTACTTGATGCTATCAGATATGCATTAACTAATAAATCTGGGAGAGATGTAATTGTAAGACGCGGAGCTGTTGAAGGAGAAATTCTTATTGAGACGGATAGCGGATTATCTATTGATAGAAAGAGCCGTATTAATAGAGCGGATTACAAATCTATAAAGCAGAACGGGAGTGAAATAGGAAGCCCAGAAGCTTTTCTTAAGGAGATATTTACCCCTTTGCAGCTTAATCCAATAGAGTTTATGGCTATGGATAAGAAACAGCAGAATGCAATCATTTTGGATATGATTCAGTATGACTGGGATATGAGCACTATTAAGCAGTGGTTTGGAGAGATACCGGCATGGGTTAATTATGACCAGAATATTCTTGCAGTTCTTAATGACATTCAGAGTGAAAATGGAGAGTATTACCAGAACAGAAGGAATATAGACAGAGACAGAAGAAATAAGATAGCGTTTATAGAAGATATAGGCAGGACACTTCCAGAAGGTTATGACGCTGAGAAGTGGAGAAATGCATCTGCTGGAGATATCTATAGACAGATAGAAAGTATTCAGCGTGATAATCAGCTTGTGGAGCGTGCCAAGCAGGTGATTGAGAACAAGAACAATAAGATCCGTAAGTTTGAGGCAGATAGAGAGATTGAAAAAGCTGCTATTGAAAGAGAGTTCAGTTCTCGTGATAAGCAGATAACAGAGGATATTACAAGACTTGAAGGACAGATCGTAAGTTTAAGGCAGGAACAGAGCAATCTTGCATCTAAGAAGGCAGACAAGCTTGCTATAGCAGATAAAACTTATGAAGCTTCCGTTGCTGAATATAACGCACAATGTGCTGAGTACAATGAGTATGTTGACAGAGATATAAGAGATACATCTGAACTTAGTAAACAGGCACAGGCTATTGAAGATATGAAAGCCCACATTAATGAGTATGACAGAATGGTAATGCTTCAGGATCAGGTAGATGAGTTGGCAGAGCAGTCACAGATTTTAACAGATAAGATTGAAAAAGCACGAACATTACCGGGCGAAATACTGGAGGAATGCAGTATACCAATTGAAGGACTTTCAGTTGAAAACGGAATACCTCTTATTAACGGACTTCCAATCAGTAATTTATCAGAGGGTGAAAAGCTGGATTTATGCATTGATGTAGCTTTGCAGAAGCCGAATGGAATACAGCTCCTGCTTATAGATGGTGTAGAGAAGCTTTCTACAACACTTAGAAATCAGCTTTATAAGAAATGCAAGGACAAGGGACTGCAGTTTATAGCAACAAGAACAACAGATGATACAGATTTAATAGTTACAGAATTATAGGAGGGTTAATTAATGGACAGTATGATACCGATGGGACAGCAGATGGCTGTTCCTAAAACATCACAGACAGAGATGATGATAAGCAGACAGGCACAGGAAGTTCAGGGAGCAATAGTAATGGCCAAGAAGTTCCCAAGAGATGAATATGATGCAATGGAGAGAATCAAGAGAACATGCCAGAGAGCAACTTTAGCAGAGCAGGCTATATATTCTTATCCAAGAGGCGGACAGACTGTTATGGGACCATCTATAAGGCTTGCAGAAGCTCTTGCTCAGAACTGGGGTAATATTGATTACGGAGTTATTGAACTTGAACAGAAGAATGGTTCTTCAGAGATGATGGCTTATGCCTGGGATCTGGAATCAAATACAAGAGTTACCAAGATATTTACAGTAGAGCATAAGAGAGACACTAGGAAGGGTACATATCAGCTTACAGACAGCAGAGATATTTATGAGGCAACAGCTAATTTTGGTGCAAGACGAATGAGAGCCTGCATTCTTGGAGTTATACCAGGAGATGTTGTTGATATGGCTGTTGGAGAGTGTAAAGAAACTGTTAGAAAAGGAATAGGCAAGGAGCCTATTAATGAAAGAGTAACCAAGCTTATTAATGCATTTAAAGTTGAATTCAAAGTTACAAGAGAACAGATAGAAAAGTATGCGGAACGTAATTGTGCGGATTTCGGAGAAGATGAATTTATTAACCTAAAAGGAGTATATAAAGCCCTTAAGGATGGACAGGCTAAAGCGGAAGATTATTTCCCAGTAGAAGAGGAAGTTCCTAATCCTATGGGAGGTGCTGCAGAATGATATTG